TAAACCCAACAGGCGCAGCAGGTGGTATTCTAGCACCAGAACAAGCACGTCGCTTCATCGACTATGTGTGGGATGCAACAGTTCTCGCTAAAGATGGTCGTAGAGTTACAATGCGTGCCAATACAATGGAGATCGAAAAGGTCAACGTTGGAGAGCGTGTTATCCGTGCAGCCGCACAAGGCGCACCAGATTACACAAACATTGGTGCAACATTCTCAAAGGTTGAATTAACTACCAAAAAGATTCGTCTTGATTGGGAAGTATCAACTGAAGCACTAGAAGACAATATTGAAGGTGGAGCACTTGAAGATCATTTAGTTCGCTTAATGACCAATGCATTCGCTAACGATATTGAAGACCTTGCAATTAATGGTCTAGGATCAGGCGCAGATGCCTTCCTTTCCATCATGCCTGGCTTTGTTAAGCAAACTCGTGGAACAGTCGGAAACGACGCTCACGAATATGCTGCAACAGTTTCAGACAACAACTACTCAACATCAGTAATGCAAGGCTTGCTATTAGCAATGCCTCGTAAGTATCGTGCACTTAAGTCAAACCTTAAGTTCTACGCAGGTACTGATGCTTTTGCTGGTATTGTTCGTAACAACGGTACACTTGCTGATGCAGTTGCAGAAGCATTTGCTAACCGTCCAGGAAGTACTGAAGCAAATCGTCAAGCATTCCTTGATGGTGGTGCACAGACAACTGGCAACTCACGCACAACCCGTGTACTTGGTGTAGACGTTCTAGAAGTTCCTTACTACCCTGCAGGTTATGTCGATTTGACATTCCCTCAGAACCGTGTATGGGGTTTCCAGAGAGACATCACTGTAAACCGTGAATACAAGCCAAAGAAAGATACAATTGAGTACACAGTATTTGTACGCTTTGGTATCCAATGGGAAGAACTAGATGCAGTCGCTTATGTTGACTCAGATAGCGCTGATTCCTAAGATCTAAAAGATCAAATATTAGGGCGGGTAGCGTAAAAACTACCCGCCTTATTCTTATTCTGGTATAATTACAAATAAGCATAGGAGAATTATGAGTTTAACAATAGAAGAATTATCGACTAAAACTGTAATGGCATTAAAGGCATATGCAAAAAAAAATAATATAGAGTTGTTTGAATCAACCACTAAACTTGAAATTTTAGAAATCTTGGCTAGTTGGATTCCACCAGAAAAAACAGAAGAACAAGTTCAAGAAGCAGATAAAGCAAAAAGTATGATAAACAAAATAGCGTTATACTCAGAAAGAAACCTACATATGGATAACCTAGGTGCCCTTAAGGTAGGATACAACATAGTCTCAAAGGAGGCATCCGAAAAATGGTTAACTCACAGGTTGGTAAGAATTGCACCACCTGAAGAAGTAGCCTCATACTACGGTAAATAAAAATGCAAATATTACGTCTTCCACCCTATCCACTTTCTGTAACCTATACAGTTCCAGATGCTAATGCTGACTATGTTATTGTTATTGAAAACGTTGCAGAATTAACAGAAATTGAAGAGACCATTGAGTCTAATGCTAGTAAAAAAATAACCTACTCTTTAGATGATGATTTTGTTAAATATGATAAATCATATGCTTTAACAATTTATGAAGATGGTGGATCTTCTGGAGCAAACATTGTACGTGGTGATGTTGTAGTACAAGATAATCTAGAAATTATGAGACCATACGTAGATCCAACATCTTTGGCTACATCTGGTACAGCAACCGACATAGCACTTTATAAAGGTTATGAAAATTTAGCAAGAGCAATTATTGATGCTGCTGTTGGTGGATTTTATTATGATAGAACCTACTTAGAAGTTGTTGGACAAGGAAATGACTATTTACCGCTTTGGAAAAAAACTCACAAAATTTTAAAAGTATATGAAAATGCACAACTGGTTTATGATATAGACAACGAAGACGGACCAGAATTGTTAGACTATACTTTCTTAATTACTAAAGATAAAACAGCAATTACTAAAGATCCACTAGAAGCAACTGACTCTATCAATCGTGCAGAACGAAGATACTCACGCATTCCATTAGGATATTCAGACTCTATCAGCATGTTTGATACAGAAGATAGTGGACACACTCAGACTGTCGTGCCTGGAGTTGCATTTCCAGAAGGAGCAGATTATATTATGTTGCTAGAGACTGGGTATAAGGTTGTTCCTTATGATATCCAAGATGCAACATTAATGTTAATTGATGACATTAAGTGTGGAAAATTAGATTACTATAAGAGATATATTAAAAACTATAGCACCGATCAATTTAAAATTGAATACGATAAACGTTTAATTGATGGTACTGGAAACATCCTAGTAGATAAAATTTTAGAAAAATATAAAGAGAATATCATCCGTCCAGGAGTATTATAATGGAAGACTGTACAACAACAGACTTTCTTTATCCAATGAAGGCTGACATATACTATCCAGTAATAAATCAAACGCAATACGGACAAGCAAGTAGAACCTGGTTTTATGATAGAACAATCATATGCAATGCTACCTCTATAGGAGGGGCAGGTACTGAACAAATTAAACCAGAAGCATTTTTACAACATGAAAACAAACTAATAGCAAGAGTAAAAGCAGATCCTAGAATGTCTTCAACTGAAACAGAAAATGCAATTAACAATATTTTAATTACAAATATCCGTAATGCCAACGACCAACTCATTTATAGAGAAACAGGAGGCTCAAGGTCTGGACGTGGAACAATCTATGAGGTAGCAACTGTAGACCCTTTTACTGGACCATTTGGATCAATTGAGTATTTTAAGGTATTATTACGTAGAACAGAAAATCAAACAATAACAGACTAATGATAATTACAACAAATACTAAAAGTTTTGATAAACAAATGAACAACATTGTTCAGTATGCTTATGGATTTTTAGATGGTGCTCAAAAGGGTAAAACTGTTTTTTTAAAAAACCTAGGAGTTGCAACAATAGATGCAATGGCTAGATATATAGACGTTTCTGCAAGGGGAAATCCCGCAGCACTTAAACATGTATATGAGTGGTATCAAACGGGTAGTCCAAGTTCAAGGCTATTTAACATTACATATACTGTTAGTAATTTGGGGCTAAGCATTAACTCAACATTTACTCAATCAAGAGGTGTAAAAAAAGAATCAAATATTCCTTTTTACAATAAGGCTAAAATTATGGAAGAAGGAATTCCAGTTGTAATTAAACCAATAAAATCTCCAGTTCTTGTTTTTAATGAAGGTGGTCAAACTGTATTTACTAAAAACCCTGTAACAGTTAGAAACCCTGGAGGAGTTCAGGCTCAAGGATCTTTTGAAAAAACTATGGATGAATTTATTTTAAGATACTTTAAACAATCATTTTTGCGGGCTAGCGGAATATACGATTATATTAAAAAACCAACAGTATTCAAAAAAAATATCAACTCTGGATCTAAGTTAGGCAAGTCTAAAGGTGTTGATACTGGATTTAGGTGGATCGTTAATGCAAAGATTAGTGTAGAATAGTATTATGGTATCAATAGTATCAAAAGAAACTGGATTCCCGCCGCTCTTTGTTAATGCCTTTATTAACAGTGAACTTAAAGAATTTGAATTAATGCCAACTGGACCAGAACCGTTTCAACCATTTTTTCCTGCCCAAGTGCCAGACAGCGTAGAAGGTATTTATAATGATATTCCTTTTATTAGAAATAATCCTGATACTACTGTAATTATATTCGACAGACTTATGAGGTTTAGACCTACTCCATTTTATAAACATAAAAGAGAGCAATTAATATATTTTATTTATAGCCCTAACCTTTCTAAATTATTTGATACAACCAGAGTAATAATAGAGTGTCTTGATCGAGAAGATGTTGCAGCGCAGGCTTTAAACTCTTGGATAGCAGAAAATGACATAGAGGATGAAAATGGTGCTGTAATCCCTAAAAATGTATTTTTTCACAATTTAAAAGTATATCAAGCAGATGAAAGTAGAGACATAATAGAATTAGCCTCAGCCAGAACTTTGGGGCTAAACAAGTTAGTCATAGAGTATGACTATCACACGGTAAGCGTAGAAGGCTCAAATCAGAGGTACTCCTAAAACGGTGATATAATTATATCGAGGAAACAACGCCATACAACTTAATATCTACTATTATGAAAAGAGGTAAAATACATGCCATATAGCCGTGGTACGTCGAACAACATTATCGTTGGTGCAGCAGCACTTTTTATTGCTGACACAACTTTAACTCCAGCAACACTGGAAGCGTTTGATGCAAGTGAGTCTTTTAAAGATACACTTACAGCAGATGCAGCGTATACTAACGTAGGTTATACAATGAACGGTCTTGAATTACAGTTCCAACCAGATTTCGGTGAAGTCCAGGTAGATCAGGTTCTTGACGTTGCTAGACTATTTAAGCAAGGCATGCAAGTAAATCTTGCAACAGCCTTTGCCGAAGCAACTTTAGAAAACTTGCTTCTTGCTCTAGCCTATGCTGAAGACGAAATTTCAGGAAACAAAGCAGCATCTACAGGAAGAACATTAAATCTTTCTGCTGGCGACATCGGAGAAGTTCCATTGGAGCGAGGATTAGTTGCTGTTGGCCCAGGAACTGGAAACCCAGCAACTGCAGCCGAAGTTGAAAGAGTTTACACAGCATACCGTGCTTTGTCAATTGAAAACGTAACTGTATCAGCAAAGCGTGATGAGGCTTCAATGTTTGAAGTATCATTCCGTTTATTGCCAGAAGATACATCAGGATCTTACGGTAAAATCGTAGATCGCACATACGGTCAATCATAATCTAAATTCAGATTAAACAAATACCCACTTCTTCGGAGGTGGGTTTTTTGTTGTGTTTGTGATAGAATAGAATTCTATGGCAACTACAATATATAAAAGTGATATAGTCTATTTATTTGATGGGACAGAATTAGAAATAATACCATTAAAAATAAAGTATCTTCGTGAGTTTATGTTGACATTTAATAATATTAAAAACACAAAAAATGATGATGACGCAATTGGTATATTAATAGAATGTGTTAGAATCTGTATGAAACAATACTATCCTAAAATTTCAGGTACTGTTAAGGATGTTGAGGACAGTATAGATATGCCCACTGTCTATAAAGTACTAGATGCCGCTGCTGGCATTAAGATTAATAAAAAGTTAGAAGAACCAGTAAAGGATCAAGCAATTGGTAGTGGTCAAACCTGGGAAACCCTAGACCTTGCAAAACTAGAAGCAGAGGTATTTTTGCTCGGTATTTGGAAAGACTACCAAGAGTTAGAAACTTCTTTATCAATGCCAGAGTTAATGGCAACCCTAGAGGTAATTAGAGAATTAGACTATACAGAAAAAAAATTCTTGGCTGCAATTCAGGGGGTAGACCTAGACAAAGAATCAAATAAAGATAAAGGTCAAAGGGAATGGGAAGATATGAAAGCAAGAGTTTTTAGCAAAGGAAAAACTGTTGACGGCAACGATATTTTAGCATTACAAGGACCTAATGCACAGAAGGCAGGGTTTGGTATTGGGATGGGATTGGATTACGAAGATCTAACAAAATAGCCTGTTTATGCTATAATTGACATAGCCTAATAGGAGGATACACAATGGCAACAACAGTACATGAGGGTGAAGAACTTGTTCTCATGGATGGCACAAAGATTAAGGTACGTCCACTTAAAATCTCTTTGCTTCGTCCATTTATGAAAAAGTTTGAGCAGGTGGCAGGGGTAGCAGAAGATAATGAAAAGTCTATGACTCTTCTTTTGGAATGCGTACAAATTGCCATGGAACAGTATAGTCCAGACCTGTCTAAAGATGTTAGTAAACTAGAAGAGGTCTTAGACCTTCCAACAGTTTATAAAATTATTGAAGCCGCTTCTGGAGTTAAATTAGCAGATGCAAACGCTCTTTTAAATACAGTGCTTGCAAACAACTAAATAATAAAAGAGGTGTAAATGAATGGCTGATGTAAATGCTAATATTGGCGTACACATTGATACGTCGGCGGCACTGGCAGAACTTAAAAATCTCCAACGTCAATTAGCAACCTTTCATTCATCTGTAGCAAAAAATAGCGCTGCCGCAGCAGCCGCTCAAAAAGGCTTACAGACTAATCTTTTAAATTCAATAAATGCAACGGGTAAATTCCGTGCACAAATGGGGTTAGTAAGAACCTCAACAGAATCATTTACTCACGCACTGGAGACCAATAAACTCTCTATGCGTGAGTATTTCCGTTATGCAGGCGGATCTACAAAAACATTTGGCAGATTATTTAAACAAGAATTTAACACAATTGGCAAGGTGGCCGAAGAACGTGTTAAGAAGATGCAGACCCAGTATATCAAGATGGGTCGTGATGCTTCTGGAGCAATGAAAGCAATTTCAATAACTCCAAACACTTTAAACATGAAAGACTACTCTACAAAATTAGCAGTAGCAGCACAAAAACAAGCATTGTTAAATCAACTATTAAAACAAGGATCTACTAACCTTTTAAATTTTGGTAAGAATACACAGTGGGCAGGACGTCAACTTATGGTTGGCTTTACAATTCCCCTTGCTTATTTTGGTACCGCCGCTGCTAAAACATTTATGGATCTTGAAAAACAAGCCATTAGGTTTAAACGTGTTTATGGAGATATGTTTACAACAACTGACCAAACCAATAAGGCTTTGGCTGATGTAGAACAACTTGCCAAAGAATTTACAAAATATGGTGTTGCAGTTACAGAAACTATGGAAATGGCTGCTAATGCCGCAGCAATGGGTAAAACAGGGGCAGAACTTACAGCGCAAGTAGCACAGGCAACTCGTCTTGCAGTTCTTGGCGGGGTAGAGCAAGCACAAGCACTAGAAACAACAATATCAGTAACAAATGCTTTTGGAATAGCAGCAGAAGACTTATCAAATAAAATTAACTTCCTTAACGCAGTTGAAAACCAGACCGTAGTATCTATTGAAGACTTAACAGAGGCTATCCCTAAAGCAGGTCCAGTTGTTAAACAATTAGGCGGTAGCGTAGAAGACTTAGCCTTCTTCTTAACAGCAATGAAAGAAGGCGGAATCAATGCATCAGAAGGTGCCAACGCTCTTAAATCAGGTCTTGCATCATTAATTAATCCAAGCAAAAAAGCAAGTGAAATGCTTGGCAGCCTGGGCATTAATATTAAGGCAATTGTTGAAGGTAATGCTGGAAACATTAGAGAAACTGTTATAGATTTTGCACAGGCATTAGACACCCTAGATCCGCTTAATCGTGCTCGTGCTATTGAGCAACTATTTGGTAAGTTCCAATTTTCAAGACTATCAACTTTATTTCAAAACGTAACAAAAGAAGGAACTCAGGCTGCTAGGGTTTTAAATCTTACGGGGGCTTCAATTGAAGAACTTGCAATATTATCTGAACGAGAATTAGGTGTTTTAGAAGATGCTGTTGGAACTAATTTTAAAGAGTCAATAGAAAAACTTAAGGTTGCTATAGCGCCGATAGGAAAAACATTTTTAGAAGCAGTTACACCAATTGTTCAAGTAGTTGGTAGGCTATTAGACAAGTTTGATAATCTTGGAGAGGGCACTAAAAAGTTTATTGTTATAGCGTCAACACTTGTTGGAGTTATTGGACCAGTGTTATTAATGACTTTTGGCCTACTTGCCAACGGTGTTGCAAACATAATAAAACTATTTATAACAATGCGTTCTGGATTTTTAAGGGCTGGAACAAATACAAACCTTCTTGCCCAACAAACAAGTTACTTAAATAGCGAACAACTAGAAGCAGCCACAGTAGCGGCATCTTTAAATCAGGCTCATACACGCCTAACGCAATCATTTGCAGTAGAAACAACGGCAGTTAGATTATTACGTCAAGCCTATATTGATGCAACCGTAGCAGCAACAAGATTTGCTATGGCAAATCCAGGTATGATGATGCCAGGATTTAAACCTGGTATAAAAGGTGGAAAACCAAAAGGATTTGCATCTGGAACAACTGGATTGCCAGGACCAAAGGGCGCAGGAGATATTATTCCACTTCTTGGTGCTCCTGGAGAAGCAATCATTCCAGCAGAAACAGCACAAGATAATAGATTTAAGCCAATTATTCAAGCACTGGTTAATGGAACTATACAAGGATTTGAAGCAGGAACAGTTAATGTTGGTGGAAAATCTTTTACAACAAGAAGTCAAAGTGCTGGTAGAAATCTTGAAAATAAAATTATTGAACTTAAATCTAAAGGAATTTCAGAAGAAAAAATTGTAAAGGCTTTAGAAACTAATATAGAGCGTGGTCGACCAATGACTGCATCACAACTAGAAAGACGATTATCAATAAACCGTGGTGCTGGAAGTGGAACATCTGCTCCATCAGGAATTAGATCACTTGCAAGACAGTCACAATCAGGGTTTGCAACAGAAACTAGTGCAATTAGAGAGGTACTTAAGAGTCAAGGAATAGTCTTAACACCAGGACAAGAAAAAAACTTGTTTAATGTTCAAGCATCCCATATAGAAGAAGTTCGAAATTCTGGAACTAAACAATGGAGTGCAAAAAATCTTGTTGCAGATCTTGGTTATGTTAATAACTATTTAAATACAGTAAAAGGAAAACTTGGTCAAAATCTTTTGGGCATGTCTGATGATCAATTAAGTTCAATGGGAATTGATAGAAATGAACTTAAAAAATTACAATCAGGAACACATCCAACAACTGCTGCAGGAGCACAAACACTACGATCAATTGCTGCATATGATGCAAAAATAAATCCAAACTCATATCAAGCAAAAGCAGTTATTGCTGGATTAGAACATAGATCAAAAAATAATTTTTATTCACAACCAATGAAGACTTTGGCTGGCACGTCATCTATTAAGACAGGAAGCACTATAATCGATGATATACGTAGAATTCAACAAGCCCGATATGACAGAGAAGATAAGGCTTTACTTGAAGCAATGGGATCTGGTAAAAGATCTGGAGTTGTTAATGGTCAAACAGGTGTGGCAAGATCTTCAGCACTTAGTGTAATTGGTGGCGGATCAAGTGATACAAGACAAATTGCAGTTGGCAAGGGTGAATCAATTCTTACTAAAAAAACAACATCATCACTTCGTGCAGGCAAAGGTGTATTTATTCCAGGGATGGGAAGACTTGGGATTGTTGGAGCACAGGGTGGAATTCCAGCAGGACAAACTCAAGGCGGAACAAGGGAAATACCTTTCTCAAGTGCTTCAGGAGTACGTATTCAAGAATCACAGATGAACAAACTAATTGAGTCACTAGATAAAAATACAGAAACACTTGACGACGGAACAAAAACAACAACAAAATTAACTAAAGATCAAAAACGTGAAGTAAGAGCAAATCGTGCAGCATCAGTTGGCAGAGTTGCTGGTCCAGTAGCAGGGCTTGCTGGCATAGGAGCAATGGCTGGATTTGCAAGCGGAAATGCTGGAGTTGGCACTGCAATGATGGGTCTTTCTGCCATTGCAACAATTGCGCCAATGCTTACAAATCCTATTGGAATAGCAGTTGCAGCAGCAGCCACCCTTGCTGGAGGATTTTTCTTATTAAATAAACGAATGGATGATGCAACAAAGAAGCAAGTAGAGTACATTAATTCTGTAACAGCAGGCACTAAGCAAATGCAACAAATTGGAGAATTAACTGGAAAAGTTGGAGCATCTCAAATTGCACAAAGACAAAGACAAACTGGGGTAAGAGCAAATAGATTTAGAACTGGTTTTGATTCAGAAGGAAATGAATTTGGAACAAACTTTTTAGCATCAGATATTGGTAAACAAATATTTAAAGGATTTAACGATACAATAGTAAAAGATGGAGACAGGGCTGCTCAATTATTAGCAACACAACTTAGCGCATATATTTCAGATGGAGTTTTATCTGCAGAACAAGCAAACAGTGTAGCAAGGGCAATTGGTATTAATCTTGGAGATATGTCAATATCAACTAATATTAGTGGAAAACTTAGAGATCTTGTTGGTCCAGATGGACAAAATATATTAACAAATCCACTTGCGATAAGATTAAAAATTATTGCTTCACAGCAAGAAATGTCCAATCAGTTAAAAGATGTTATTAGTGAATTTGATACACAAAATGGAGAGGATGGCTTTGACTATAGAAATTATGTTACTCAAGCAGCAGTGTCAAATGCAAAAAATCTAGAAATTATTCAAGCGCAAAGAGATGCACAATGGCAAACCAATCAAGCAGTTATTGATACTTTAGAAAAACAACAACTAGCCACTATTGATAAAACAAAACAACTACAACTAGAACAACAAATTATTACCGCAAAAAGTAAACAAAAAGCAGAAGACCAAATACTTGCACAAAAATCTAAACAAGTTATTAAAGATGCAGAAGACTTATATAATTTAGCAAGGAATAGCGCTACTGGATCTAGCACTTTAGCGGCTGGTAAATTTGTTGATTCACTACAGGCTGGGATTAAAGCAGCAAACAAAGATAATCCATTTTTAAATTTATTTATTGAAAAAAGTGCAGCATTAAAAACTACTCAGTTAGAAGTACAACTTGATACTGCAGTTTTAGGAGGACAATTAAACATACCAACAGCATTAAAGTTAATGGAAATGTTTGCTGGCACAGAAGGGGGAGAAAAAAAACTTAAAACAATTTTAGAAACAACTGTAACATCACAAGATCCAGGAGTATTCCAATCATTTATGGATATAGTAACTGGAAAAAATATAAAACAGGAAATAATTATAGATATTTTATCAGATCAAGGAAATTTTGAAGATAGAATAAATGTTTTAAACAAGTTAAAAGATTATGATGGGGATGTTATAAATTTAAGTGTAATGGTAAATAAGTTAGGGGCAACAGGTTTAGACAAACTTGCTAAAGATTTTAATACAATAGAAAAAATAAAAGGGCCAATTACTTTAGATGTTGTAAATAATATTAAACAAATAACTGACGATCCAAATTTAAACATGTCTGGTTTAGTTGAAATTTGGGATAAGTATAAAAATGCAAGTGATGAAATAAAGAAAACTGTTATTCAAGAATATGTTGCTATTTTTAGAAGTATTGGTGATAAAGAAATACAAAACTTTATTCAAAATGAAGTAAATAAAGGAACATTTGGACGGTCAGATCCTACAGGAATATTAGCACAAGGAATTATTAATAAATATAAACTTCCAGATGGATCAATTAATACTAGTTTAATACAATCAGAAATTACTAAAGATTTAATGAAACAAAAAGGTGTTGGAGATCCTAATAAAATTCCTAAAGGTGGAGAAGATGGCGGAACAATTGGAGAACGAGACACAACACTTGACGAACTTTTAAAGAAATTAAAACTAACAAGAGATGCAAGCATAAATGCTGAGGGTGGATTAGAAGAACTTAGAAGAGTATTTAAAAAGTCAAACGGAGATATAACAAAGTTTTCAGGAGTTATACAACAACTTAACGCAGCAGGTGCTGACACAGGCTTTATTGATTTTGTTTCTAGTCTAGACAATGACACTCAAAAAGTATATCTTAATACCGAACTTCTTAAAAAAGGAATTGTAGAACTTACCGAAGAAGGTAAAATCGCAATGGACTTATATAAAGAGGCAGCCTTGGGTGCTTTTCAAGAAAGTGCAGATTCACAAACTACAAATATAAATGCACAAGTTAATGGCTTTAAAAGATTAACTGCTGCTGGCGTTGGTGTTGCAGATAGTATAAAATTAATAGCAGATGCAGAATTTATGAGATCACTTTCTCAAGCAAAAACCGTTAAAGAACTTGATACTTTAATTAAAAAAAATAATGAGTTAAAGCAAGCACAAATGGATTTATTACTTGTTACCGATCCAGCACGGGCATTTAAAGATAGAATGGAAGAAAGTTTAAAATATTATGATTTTCTTGAAAGACAGGCAAGGGCTTCTGTTAAGTTAGAAATTGATAGAATAAATGATCTTATTGATGCAAATGAAAGATTAATTCAAACACAAGAAAGATACATTGAAGAAAACATTAATAGAGTAATTGAGCAATTTAATCAAGATTTAAATTTAATTGATAGATCTATTACAAAGATTAATGAAAAATATGATGCACAAGAAAAGGCTCTTCAGGAAATATCAGACATTAATGATGATATTGCTGCTAAAGAATCATCAAGAATTTCAATTGCTGACGCATTAACAAAAGGAGATATTTCTGCAGCAGCAAAGGCTATACAAGAAGAGCGACAGGCAGCAGCACAAAGAGCACAAGAAGAAAGTTCTAAACTTTTACAAATTGCAAGAGAAAAAGAAATTGCTAAAGTAACAAGTGCTAGCGGTTTAACAAGAGCACAAATTGAAGAAAAAATATATGCTTTAGAACAACAAAGGTTACCACTTGTTGCTAAAATTGTAAAACTACAAGATGATAATTATAAACTTCAAAATGTTACATTGCGTGCACAGGAAGATTCTTTAAACGCAACACTTAAAGGTATTGATGCTGCAAGGTTTGCATATGAGCAACAAGTAATTGCTATAGAAGCAGCACAGTATAAAGCAAATGGATTTAATGGTATTTTATTAGTTGCTGAAGCCACGCTGACAAGAATGAAAGCCCTTTGGGATTCAATGAACTCAAAAAATGCAATACAAGTTGCAAATTCAGCAGCAGTTCAAGCAAAAACTGAAGAAATAAAAACACAAGTTAGCGATCAATTATTTAAAGACATTGTGTCAGGAGCAAAGCCTAATGATGTAGGTGAAGCAACTCGTTTAAAGTTATTGGCAGAGTCAAAGAAAACTGGTTCGGATCCTTTTGGCGCAGGTGCTGCTGCTAGCGGTAGATATACAGCACAGGCAGTTGCTTACTATCAACAACAACTAAAGGATGCTGCTGGTGGCAAAGCAATGGGTGGCATAATTCCTAAGTATTTTGTTGCGGGAGGATATTCTAGAGGAAGCGATACAGTTCCAGCAATGCTTACTCCTGGAGAGTTTGTTGTTCGTAGAAATGCCGTTGATTCATTTGGAGTAAACAATCTTAATAAAATCAATGATGGCTCTTACGGTGGTTCTTCAGTGTATAATTATAACTTAAGCGTTAATGTTAAATCTGATGCAAATCCAAATGATATTGCAAGAACTGTTATAACACAGATTAAACAAATTGACAACCAAAGAATTAGAACTCAAAGAGGGGCATAATGGCAACCGCAGCGTATATTTCGGGTAGAAAGAGGTATCAGAGACCACAGGGTATCCTTTGGTCAGAGAATGCTGGAACCCTTGTAAGCGGCCTTTACGTGCCAACTGGACAAGAAATAGGGGCAGATCCAACCCTTACCTCTGGTGGCGTTGACCAATTCTTAATACTGTCAGATCATAATAGGGCAGAAATGTCATTTAATTCAGAACGAATTGAAAAACGTGAAAGAACTATTAACGGTAGGATGAGATCTTATCATATTGCTGATAAGTTAACTATGTCAGTATCTTGGAATAATTTACCATCCCGTGCTTATTCTGAGTTAGCAGACTTTAATTCAACTGGATCTTCACCAAATAAAAATACAACTGGAGAGTTTACTTCAGATGGCGGAGCGGGTGGAGTAGAGTTATTAGATTGGTATGAAAATCATCAAGGTCCTTTTTGGATGTTTTTGGCCTATGATAAATATAAAAACTTTGGAACAAATGATGCATCATTTAATAATTTAGGAAAATATAATCAAATTATTCAAGTTTATTTTGCTGATTTTAATTATAGCGTAGTAAAACGTGGTGGGACAAACCATGACCTTTGGAATATTTCGGTAACGCTGGAAGAGGTCTAAGTTGTTTGTTAACGAAGCATTAAAGACCCACTTTGAAACATCTGCAACAATAAAACTTCAGTCATT